AGCAGATGGTATTACCCCTGCTTTGAACAATCGGAAAGGCATTTTCTGCTTTCTGGTGCCAGAGTTTGTGCCAAGCCAAGGGCTTAGAACGAACGTATTCAAGCTGTTGATACGCCTTCTTCCACATTCTCTGTGTTCGGTTGAGTTTCTTCCAGGCTAACTTGCTAGAAGCTAATTCTCCTTCCTTTGTTGGTGAGATAAAGAAATCATCTATTAGCATATTCCTCCAGAGGAGCTCTAATAGTGAATTATAGATACTTTGGTTTTCTTTATCAAAATTACGTACACGGTTCTCCTGATCTATCATTGATCTTGAGGTTGTCTGCTCTAAATGTGTACGAGAGAGTATATTCTTAAATGTCTCGTTTATAAGATCATTAAGTTTACAATTTTTAACTTTGGTTACTCTCGATAGTGGTTCTTCTGGTAATTGTTTATAGACGACAGAAGCCATCCTCCGTTGATCATCCGTTATCTTAAGATAAGGACGAGGTCCCGGATCACAACCCAAACCACCTAACCACTCAGGAATATATTTATGGATCCCCATTAAGCGAGGATCAGCCAACTTGGCAGCGTGCTGACTCATAAAGAGCAAATCTATTTCTTCGTAGATCGAATGTAAACCCATTAGTAGATCCCTATTACAAGGACCCATGTTTACAATATCGTACACACTGTCATCATTAGGCGAGAAAGTTGATTCTTTCCCCTTACACTGTTCCGAACGCTTTACCATCCGTACTAAGCCAAAATTTATGAAAGGAACTGCAAAGAAATTCCCTCTTTCATATAAGAAAGTTCGGGAGTTCATTTCTACAAATTCTGAAGAATAGAAGGTCTTACCTATAGAGTTGAAAAGACCCACACAGGAGGTTACACCAACCCATGTGCCAAAATTCTTAATCCTGAAGCAACAGTCGTCGCCATTGATCAGACCAGGAAATTGTCTCATACTTACTTTGCGACCTCGATCTAACTCAAGAGAGGTTCTACAAACAGCAAAATTTATAATACAAAGTATTACAAAACTAAGCACTTTTCCCATTGGTTGAGCTTCCGTCTGTTGTCCTTCGACAACATTAACAG